GGCGTCCAATCGGATCTCCCCGAGGTCAAGCAGGTACCGTGCCCCGGCTGCGGGGATCAGCGCCGGGGTGTTGACGGTCGCGGCGGACAGGTCCCCGATTCCCCAGATGAGGCGGCAGCGAACCCCGGCGGCGGTGGCGCTGACACGCGCCCACGCCCGGTAGGACCCCTGGTGTGTCGGCCGGTCCCCTCCCGGTGTCTGCCAGTTCAGCACCGCCACCCACGTCTGCGCGACGCTTGCGCGGCGCATGACCGTGCCAACAACGGCGGCCGGGGCGACCGGCTCGAGCTGCTCGGCCTCGTAGATCAACGGGGCGTCCGGGTCGTATTGCCGTGACCGGATCCCCCACAGCAGACCGTCCTTGTCCTGCCCTTCGGTGTCGGCGAGCACAATCCGCACCCGGCCGGGATAGTCGCCAAGGATCCCGTGTTCGGTCAACACCAGGTCGGTGCCGTCGGACACGCTGACACGCCGTTCGGTTTCCTCACCGTAGAAATCCGGGAGCGCCGCGAGTGTGAGGATCACGTCCGTTTCGGCGTCGAGGTGCGCCCACCGTTCCGGGAGTTTCAACGTGGCGTCGACAAGGTCGACGTACAGGCCGGGGAGCCCGGTCCCGCCGCGCCACAGCGTCCCGCCGTCGGTTTGGATGCCGGCGACCGCGCCTTGCAACCGGGCGCGCGCTAGGCGGAACTCGCGGCCGTCAGGGTCAGCGCCGATCACGAGCGGGATCGAGATCTGCCGGTTCGGCATTGTCAGGTCGACAGGGATTTGGCCGCGGGCAGCGTCCGCCATCGCCTGCTCAACAGCCGCGTCCCCCCAGTCAGGGCCGTCTGCAGCAACGCGGATCGAGCCGGTGTTCAGGTCCAGCTCGCCGGAACCGGGGTTCAGCACCAGCCGCTCCCGCACCGCCACGCTCATCGCCGGACGCCTCCGCCGGTACCGGGGAGCACCCTGCCGCCGGTGCGGGCCTGCCGGCGAACAACGGTTTGTGCCTCGCCGTTCGCGATTGCCTGAATTCGGCTGGTGTCAACGGCACCGTCCTCAACAAGAACCATCACCGTCACAGGCCCCGCCTGCCCGGCGGGGGTGATCGTCTCGCCGCCATGCACGGTCGCTGTCCACGGTTGCCCGGCGCGGCCCGGCACCCGTTCGAGGCCACGAGCGAACGACCCGAGGTACGGCGGAAAGTCGCGGAGCACCTCGAACTGCCGTTCCGCGACCGCGGTCCGCTGGTTCGCCTCACGCAACAACCGCTCGAGCAGTTGCGCGCGCTCGGAATCGTCCGGAAACTCGGCGCCCCCGGCCGAGCTGTCCTCAGCGGTCGCGTCGACCGGGGTCGGCGGCTCCCCGGTCCACTTCGGCGGGACGAGCTCCCGCAATTGCATCTGCACAGCGAAGATCTGACCGCCGAGCGCCCCGAGCTTCGGAAGCTTCCTCAGCCGGCTCATCGAGGACCCGAGACCCTGCACATCCTTGACCCGGTCAAGCAGCTCCCCGCGCCTGTCGGTGCTCGCCTTCTGCCGGTCCTGCAACGCGGGGATCACCTTGCCGGTGAGCTGCGCCTTCTCAGCCTGCCGCTGCTTCTGGTTCTCCTTGATCCCCGCCAGCTGGTCCTGCAGCTTGCCGCGCTGCCGTTCAACCTGCGCGATCTGCTGCCTGTTTCGCTGCGGGTTCTTTCGCAACGTCACGAGCTGCTTGTTGAGGCGGTTGATCTGATCCTCGGTTTGGCGTTGGCGACGCTCCCCGTCCTTGATCTTCTGGTTGATCTGCTGCACCTTCTTACGCTGCTGCTCCAGCTGGCGCGCGATCTTCTTCAGCGCGTCCGCGAGAATCTCACGGGCGCGAAGCAGACTGTTGCGCAGCTTGAACAGCTCGGTGAGGCGTTTCTGCCGCCACTGTTTCTCGGTGCCGCCGAACACCCGGCCGAGTCCCGCGTCCCACCGGCGGGTCAGTTCTTTCTGGGCGTCGGCGGGTTGCATCTCGTCGAGCCCGGTCTCGTCGGGATCGACGTTCAGCGCGGACGCGCGGTCCGCCCAGTCGGCGTAGATCTCGGCCCAGTTCGTCTGCCCGGAGATATCGAGCCGCAACCGTTTCGGGAGCACCCCGAGGTCCTGGATCTGCCTGATCTGCTTGGAGAGGGCGTCGGCTTTGCGTTTCGCGGCCAGCTGCTTCAGTCGTTGCGCCGCACGATCTTTCGCCTGTTTGATCTGGGCGTTTAGCTTCTTGAGCTCCGCGGCGTTCAGCGCCTTCGCCTTCTTGTCCGCAGCCGCCTTTTCCTTCGCGGTCTTGGCGGCGGCCGCGGCCTTCTCCTTCGCTGCCTTGGCGGCGGCAGCCTCCTTCTGCTGCTGCTTGGTGAGCTTCGCGCGCTGTGCGATCTCCGCCTCGAGCTTCCGGATCGCGGCCGCGTTCTTCTTCGGGTTCCGTTTCAGTTCCTTGAGTCGCTGCACCCGTTTCCAGTCAGCAATCCCGCCGGCCGCCAACGCCTGAACGATTCCGCCGCGCTGATACCCCGAGCCGCTTGCGCCGACGATCCGCCTGTATCTGGCGGACATGTAGTTGATCGCCGCGCTGATGTTTGCCAACGGGTCGTAAATGTTCCGCGACGTGCCAGGCTGCCAGTACGCGTTGAACGTCGACCCGATCGTCTGCATCAGCCCGCGGGACGGGTCGCCGCGCTTGGCGTTGATGTCCCAGTTGTTGATTGCGTTCGGGTTCAGGGTGGATTCCTGCTTGGCACGCGACAGCAGCAGCCGCACGTTCCCGGCGGTCGCGGGAAACTTGCCGGTGAGCTTCAGGGCCTGCATGGCGTAGCGCGCAAACTCGGCCTCTGAGATCGCGCCCGGCCCGGGTGCGCTGGTCGTCCCGAAGTCCGGCATCTGCTGATCGAGGTATTCACTCGCGGCATCGCGTGTCTGGTTGAGCACCGCCTGCCCCAGGGCCGCGAGCGGCCCGTCCGGCCCGGTGAGCGTCACCTTGGGAATCTCGAGCGCCCCTCCGCCGAACACGGCCGCTGTTCTTTGCGCCGACCTGGCGAAGTCGGGTTGCAACGCGACGTGAATGTGATCTTCGTGGCCGCCGTACGCGGGGGTTTCGTAGATCAGTTGTTTGATCGGCCCGCCGGCGGTCACCCCCGGGCGGTAGACGAACCCCGCCATCCTTGCCATCCACACCGCGGCGTTTTTCATGGCGGGGGTCAGGAACCCGTTAGACAGGTCGACGGCGCCGCCCCACGCATGGTCCGAACGGTTCCCCGACGTAGTGACCGACCCTGGCCTGAGCCCTGAGGTGACGCCGAGACCGAACTTGTCCCTGACAGCCCTTGCGAGCGCGGCCAGGCCCGGCAGCGCCCCTTTTGCGTCTACCGGGCCGCCGCGCTGAAACCGCGGCCACAGGTCGTTCGCGAGGTTCGCTTTCCGCGGCCCGCCGAGCTGTTTGACAGCCTCGCGGTTCAGCACGACCTCGCCAGGCTCGAGCAGCGCCGGCACCTTGTCACCGGATCCGTGGCCGCCGACGATGCTGCCGCCAGCCTGTTTCTTCTCAGCCTTCGCTGCCTTCGCCGAGAACGACACCTTCTTGACGCCCATCGCCGATAGCGCCTTGTTGAGGTTCCCTTCGATGATCCCGAGGCCCTGGCCGACACCTCTGCCGAGCGCGTCGAAGTTGCCGACCACATCCTTTTTTGTGCCCTCGGACGCCCTGGCAAGCCGTGTGCGGGCCTGCTGCGCGGCCCGGCTGGTGTTGTCCCGCATCCGTGCCGTCTGGTCGCTGGCGCCCTTCTGAGCTCCGGTGAAGTTCTGGACGGTCGCTTTGCGAATGCCGTCGGTGCTCTTGCCGATCCGTTCGCGTGTGACGGCAACGGTGCGGGTTGTGTTGGCCCGCAGCTGGTCGGCGTGCTGGCTGGCGCTGCGCTGGGTGCGCTGGAAGTCGTCGACGGTCGTTTGCCGCAGCCGGCCGGTGGACCGGGTTGCCTGCTGCTGCATCCCGGAGAACTGGCCGGCGACCTGCTTGTGCTGCTGGGTGGCAGCTTGCACCGTTCGCTGTGACATGCCGGTGAAGTCCGCGACGGCGCTCTGCCGCACCTTGCCTGTGAACCGGCCGATCTCGGTGCTCATGCCCCGGTAGGCGCCCGTCACCTGGCGAGTCGACGCGGTAACACTCTGCGTCAGCTTCGCCGTCTCCCGCGTCGCGTCCGTGGTGGTGCGAGCGAACCCGGTGACGGTGTCGGAGCGGATCTGCCCGATCTTCTTCCTGGTGTCCGCCGTCGCGCCCGCGAGTCCTTTGCCGTAGTCGGCAACGAACCGGGTGGTTTGGGTGCCGGCGTCCTTGTACCCGCGATCAAACTCGTCCTGCAACGCTTGCATCGCGTCGCGGCCCTTCTTCCCCGCCTCATCCGCCAAGTTCACGCCTTTGGGGATCACGAGCTCCCCCGGCTCGAGCAGCGCCGGGACGGTGTCACGCACCCCGGGCCGGCGGCGGATCCCGCCGGCGCGGCCGACGACACCGCCGCGCTGGAACCCTTGGAACGGGATCACCCCGTCCTTGGTGACGAGCCCGCCGGTGTGAAGCCGCGGGATCGTCGGGATCTTCGGGATCGCGGGAATGTCGGGGATCGGGCCCGGCATCGAGATCTTCCCCGGCAGCATCTTGTTGATCCCGCGGATCCCCTTGTTGATCAGCTCGATCATCCCGTTGATGAAGCTCTTGCCGGCGTCCTTGCCGATCTTGAAGATGTCCTTGACGCCGTCCCACACCTTCCCGGGGATCTTCTTCGCGAACTCGAGCGCCTTGTCGCCGAGGGTGCGGAATCCATCCATGAACCGGTTCGCGAGCCGTTCCCCGAACCCGGCGATCCGCTTGATCCCGGTCCAGAACCGGTCGGGGAGGCCGCTGACGAAATCCCAGATCCACCCGCCAAGCTTTTTCAACCCGTCGAGGAATTGGCTCGCAAGCCTTTGCCCGAACCCGGCGATCCGTTTGATGCCGTTCCAGAACTTGCCGGGCAGGCTCTTGACGAACTCGATGATGTCCCCGAGCGTCTGTCGCATCGCCCGGTCCCACGCGCGCACAACCCGGCCAAGGAACCCGGCGGCCGCCTTGATCCCGTTCCAGATCTTCCCCGGCAGCCCCTTGAACCACTCGATGATCTCGCCGACCTTCTGCTCCATCGCCCGGTACCACGTCCGGCCGATGCGAGCGAAGAACTCGCCCACTCCCTTGATCGCGTTCCAGACCTTGTCCGGCAGGCCCTTGAAGAACTCGACGATGCTGCCGATCGCCTCGGCGATCTTTCGCGGGGAGCCGATCACCCCGCCGATGAACCGCATGTACACCTTGAAGACGGCGCCGATTATCTTGATCAGCGGCGGCAGCACCGCCGCCACGAGCTTCGCGAGCAGCCCCAGCAGCGGCCCGATTGCCTTCACCATCTGACTGAACAGCGGTGTCAGCTCCTTCAGCGCGGGTTGCATCGCGCTCATCATCTGGTCGGCCAGATCGACCAGCGGCGGGATCAGCGGGCCGACGGCCGCAACGATCTCAGAGAACGCCTCCGCGATCGGTGGCAGCAGCGGCGCGAGCGCGTTGACTGCCCGGACGAGCATGTCGCCGAGCACCGGCGCGACCTGCGCGAGGACCTGCCCGATCGTGTTCAGGGCAGGTCGCAGCGCGTCGATCGCCTGCCCGACCGCAGCGAACGCCGGTTTCAGGCCCTCCAGCACGTTCCCGGCAACTTCGACGAGGACCTTCAGCAGCGGTCCGGCAGCGTCGACGATCGCGCCGATCGCACGACCAAGGATCGGCAGCACCCCCTGCGCGAGGTCCTGGAAGATTTTCAGCACCGGGCCGATCAGCGGTTTGATCGCCCCGAACACCCTTTGCAGCACGTCGCCGAACATCTTCCGGAGGTCCGGGCTTGAGGCGATCAGCGCGCCGATCGCGCCAACAACCGGGTTGATCCCGCCGAGGAACCGCCCGACGATCGGCAGGCTGCCGCCGAGCTTCGCGCCGAACGCGGTCCCGACCGCGGCGACGGCCGGCCCGAGGTCCTTGAACCGGTCGACAAGCCTGCCGACGCGTTTTATGTCGATCGCGTCGGTGACCGCTTTGAAGATCGGTTGCAGCTTCTCGATCCGTCTGCGGAGCAGTTGCGCGCCGCGGTTCAGAAGCGGGATCGCCTGCTCGGCCAGCTTCGACAGGATCGGCAGCACCGCGATCCCGATCTCGGTTCTCATGCCGAGCAGCGCCATCTTCAGCGTGCGCTGATGTTTCGCGAACTCGAGCGCTGTCTTCCCGGCCTTGCCGAGCGGCGGCACCAGGTCGTTCGCGAGGTTCAGCTGCTCGCGCATCGCGTCGCCGCCCTCGTTCAGGATCGGCAGCAGCTGCTGGGCGCTTCTCCCGAACAGCCGTTGTGCCGCGGCAGCCTTCTCCGGCCCGTCAGCCATCTTCGAGAACGAGTCCGCGACCGCCGCCATCCGGTCCGCCATCGGCATCGCCAGAAGCTCTTTCTGGCTGAGACCAAGCTGGTTCAGCGACTGCGACCCAGCCTTCCCGGTCGCCGTCAACTGCCGCCCGAACGTCGCCATCCCGACCTGCAGCTGCTTGACCTCGATCCCACGCTGCTTCGCGGTCACAACCCACGCTTGGGACTCCTTCGCCGACAGGCCGGACGCGCGGGAGAACGCACTGGTGTCCTTCGCGAGCTGCGTAACCTCCCCGGCGGCCTTCACAGCGGCGCCGCCGAGCGCGACGGTCGCGCCGGTAGCGACCACAAGCCCAGTCTGGATTGTGCGACCAACCTCGCGGGCGGCGCCACCGACCCCGCGGCCGAGTGACGCGGCGATCCTGCCGCCGACTGGTTTGAACGCCTGCTCGGACTGTCTCGCGGCCTGTGCTGTCTGCTGATGCAGCTTCGAGAAGTCGCCGGAGAAGTCCAGGTAGACGGTGCCCGCTCGAGCCATTCAGGCCACCGTCAGTTCACGCTGAACCAGCGTTGAATCTCGGCAGGGTCTGTCACGACCTGCCGCTTCGGCTGTTGCGGCGCCTCCCCGCGCTCCGCGCGCTCCGCCTCCTCCGCCTCGATCTCCGCAAGCGTTCGCCACGCGAGGAACTCCTCGGAGTCCATCGTGTCGGTGAGCTGTGCGACGGTCATCCCGAGCTGCCGTGCGAGATCGAAAACGAACCTAAGAGCGTTCCCGTCCGTTCTGAAACGCCTCTTCGGTCTGCCGGCGCGTCTCCTCCCCCAACCCGGCGAGTTCCATCGCGGCGTCCTGGAGGTGCTGCCAATCGGAGAACGTCAGCTGGTCGATCTGTTCCCGCAACTCTTGTTCGGTGAGCTCGGGTTCGACGAGCATCCCGGCGATCAGCGTGACCGCTGAGGTGAACATTTCGCGGGCGCCTGCGTTCTCGTTGTCGGTCTGGTCCTGCATCGCGAGGATCGTCCGCACGTTCGGTTTCTGCAGGACGATCGACGCGCCCGCGTCCGGGAGCTCCACCTCGGTTGCTTTGACGGTGAACTTGATCTGCCCCAGCCGGGGGAGGCGAGGCTTGCTGCCGTTCGCGACAGCTTCTGCTGACCCGATCTCGGCGCGAGCACCGAGGTCGGGGTCGGGGATCAGCGACGGTCCCGCGCCGGGGATCCCGCTGTACGCATTGCCTGTGCCCATCGGATTGCCTCCTCAGAGGTCGTGTCGTGCTGCGTGCGACCCGCCCGCAGGCGTGGCCTATTCCTCCTGCAAATGCAGTCCTGCTTGTCTTACGGCGCGTCTCAGCGGCGCTTGCGCCGGGTTGCGACGCGAACCCCACTCCTGCAGGTGCGCCCCGTACCGCGTGTTGACCACGGTGACGTCAGGGCCTCGGCCCTGCACCTCGATCCCGCGATACCCTTTCCGTGGCATGAACGCTCCGTGCACGTTGATCGCGGCCTGCTCCGCGACCTTCCGGGCCGCGTTGTCGAACGCGTCGGTCTCCTCGAAGACCTGGCGTTGAAAAGCGGGGTCAGGCCGGAACGGCATCGTGCGCCCTGTGCGCCCAGATCGCCATCGTCAACACCCGCCGCTCCCTGGCCGGTTCGAACGTCTCATCCGGGATCCGGGCGTCCCCGACAACCCGGACGGCGGAGATGACCGTGTCGTCGCGGACCCCGCCAAGCTCCTGCAACGTTGCGCGCACGAGACGGCCGAGACCGTTCGCTTCCGGCTGCCCGCCGTCAGCACCGGCGTAGCAGTCAAACTGCACCAGGAAGCTGACGAGATGATCGACACGGGACCCGGGCTCCTGGCCAGCGTCCAACTGCACCACCTGCACCCACGGTGTCGCGGTGTCCGCCGGGGGTTTCCCGACAACCCGAACACCAAGCCGGTCGCGGACCCAGGCGGACGCGACCTTCTCCAGATCCGGGATCTCCGTCATCCCGTCTCCCGGGCGAGCAGCTCAATATGGCTTGTCTGGTTCAGCCGCGGGTTGTGCACCGCCCACGGATCGCCGACCACCTCGAGGCTCGGGGCGCCAGCGGGGCGGATCGCGTCCGCGATCGTCACGTCAATGCCGGCGGGGAGCATCACCAGCCAATCCGACACCGCGCGCTCGCCCGCGGCCGCCGGCTCGGCGGAACGTCGCTGCTCGGCGTAGCAGCGGGTTGCGGTCACCTCGTCGACCATCGTCACGTTCCCGTACACGTCCTCGCCGTCGGGATGCCGACGCACCACCTCGCAGTGGCGTACCAGCAGCCGCTCGACGTTCACTTCGCCTCGACGGCAACCTTCGCGGCGCCGGCCTGGACTGGCGCTGGGGTGGACATCGGCTCGATCAGCGGGCCGGCGCCGCCACCCAGCGGCGGAGCGAACCCGATGTCGTCAGACAGGAAGTACCAGGAGACGTCCTCGCCCTCCGGTGCGAGCGCAGAGAACGTGACCGGCAGCACCGCCGCACCGGTGCGAATCAGGTTCGTCTCGACCGCCTCGGTGACGTTCGCGCGCATGATCACCCACCGGTAGTTCTTCTCGCCGTCCTTCGCGGTGATCACGACCGCGTGCTCGGCGAGCGCCTCTGTATCCGCCGGCGGGTCATACCGGTAGGACACGTTCGGGCTGGTGCCCGTCGCAGTCCACTTCCCGCCACCGAACGCGACCACGAACGAGTCGTCGTTCCACTGCTGGAAACTTGTGGCCACGGTCAGCTCGCGGGTGGTCACCAACCTGCGGACTGGGGTCGCGGACTGCCACGCGCCGATGTCCTCGACGGTCGGGGTGGCGCTGAATGTCACCCCGTCTTCGGTGACATATCCGAGGTCGACGAACCCGGACGGGAGCGCGGCGGTGGCGTTTGTGGGCATGGTCGCGTCGGTCGGTCCTACGGCGATTTCGCCGTAGGCGGCGACGGTGATCTGTTCGGCGTTCATGGTCACTGTGGTGTGTCTCCTTTCCCCCTCAGGGGTGTCTGCCTAGGGCCAGGGGAGCCAGTCGCCGCCGCCGGCGACCGGCGCGAACGTGCCCGCGGACACGTCGTTCCCGGTTGTGAGCTGAATTGAGTCGAGCGCGGCGCCGTGCCCGGCGGCGATCCGGATCAGCCGGCGTTCCTCGTCGGTGATCGTGACCCCGCCCTGCGTCGCGGCGTAGGTGACGTTGTAGGAGCCGGTCGTTTCCTGGCGAATCCCCTCGGGGTTGTGCCAGGCGCGAACGGCCATGTTCAAACAGACGGTTTGGACGACGTCCGGGATCGGGTCGATAAACGGCCGGCCGGCGACGGTCCGGATGATCGTGGACGCGTCGTGTAGAAGCGCCTCCCCGCGCGCCTGGCCGGTCTCGCTGAGCGGGTCACCGCCGAGCCGCCGTTCGAGGTCCTCGACGGTCGCGTAGGACGCGGGCGGGGTGAGGTCGGCGACAACGTCCGCGTAGGTGAGCGGTTCCTCAGCCATCGGCTTCCTCGAGCCGTTCGATCAGGTCGGCTTTGACACCGCCGGTCGGGAGACCAAGGCCGGCGAGCTCGTCGCGTAACTCGGCGACGGTCATCGCGCTGAGCGGCGCGATGACCGGCTCCTCGAATTCCTCGCACGCGCATTCCGCGCAGTCGGGGTCGTGCGCGGAGCGGGGATGCCCGCACTCGGCCGGGTCCGTCCGGGCGCATAGCGTGTTCGGGTCGGGGCCGGGGGCGGGACCAGCGCCGTTGGCCCACGGCCCCAGGTTCGACCAGCGGCCATTCGGCTCCGGGACGTCGTCCCACATGCCCGGCACGCCCGACGGTGGCGCCCCGAGTCCGCTGGGGCTGGTCGCCATCAGGCGCCGATCCCTTCCAGCTTGACGACGCGGACGTTCTCGCCCTCGTGGTCCTCGCCGAGCTGGTGGCCGTCATCGACCGACGAGCACCCAATCAGCGATGACAACACGGAGCGGTCCCGCAGGAACATGGCATCGTAATCACGGATCCAGCGGGTCGCGAACCCGTTGTAGGTCGTCGCACCGCCGGACGTAACGCCGTCCGGGACGACCGGCGCGAGATTCGCCAAGCCGAACGCGGAGACGTGGATCGCATAAGCGGCCTCAGGGTCAATGAACTGCGAGACGTACGTGTCCATCCCGGCGATCCGGCCGATCTGCGCCTCCCGCAGCGCCGACGTCGACCCGGACGTATCCGCGCGGACCAGCAGCGGCGAGGACAGGAACGCGATCTCGGTGTCGGACCCCAGCAACAGCGCGCGACCGGCCAACGGAATCGAGTTCTTGTTCAGCTGCGAACGTGCCTTCGCGGCCGCGAGGTACGGGTCGGATTCGTTGATCGTGAACGCAATGTCCGCGCTCTCGATCGCGTCCGCGACGAGCTGCTCCATCCCGCGAACCATCGCCCGGGACTGCGGGCCAGTGACCTGCTCCCCAAAGCTGCGAATGTCCAGCGTCAGATTCTCGTCGGTCAACGCAACGCCGCTGTACAACATCCGGTCGAGCGTGACCTTGATCGCCGTCTCCGCGATCTCGTCGATCTCGATCGGGTCCGACCGGTCGTTACGCAACTCGTACTCGCGGGCCTCGAGGTAGGCCGGGACGCGCATCGTGATCGTGTCGCCCTTCGCGCCGGCGAAGTCGGTGCCGGACAGGCGGGTGACGAGCTGCGCGAGCATCGTCTCGCGCTCCAGAAGACCGACGGCCTGCGCCGCGATCACCTCGGCGCTCAGAAATTCGTTTGCCACAGCGACTCCCTATGTCACAGGCCGCAGAGGGTTGCGGCCGTTGCGGGGGAGGCTGCTTAGCGGGGGATCAGTGCCGCGAGCTTCGCCGGATCGGTTTCGTCCGGTTGAGCGTCGGGCACTGCTCCGGGTCGCAGCCTCGGGGTTGGGGTGCCCTGTCGGCTGCCGTTCCCATGTCGGGACGGATCATCGTTGTCCGGCGGGTCTGGCGGTTTGAATGCGGCCATCAACTCGTCGGCGTCGGTCTCGAGCTCCTCCTCGGTTGTCCCTTGGAGACGCCGGACCTGTGCGTCACTGAGACTCTTGCGACGTCCAACCGCTTCACGCATCCGGTCGGTCCGTTCCTGCGCAAGGTCCTTCTCCAGCTCGGCGACCCTGTCGATCGCTTTCTGCAGTTCGGTCTTGTCTCTGTCCTTGAGCTTTGCCAGCTCGTCGACGGCGGCCTGTCCTTCCTTGGAGCGCGCTTCGTGTTTGCGTGCCAGCGCTTTCCATTTCTCAACCTCGGCCGCGAGATCAGGACCGTCACCTTCGGGCTTGTCGCCCTCGGGCGGGTCTTGAGGTTCGTCCGGTTTGGGATCCGGGTCGCCTGCCATCACGCGCGATGATAACGCCCCCGCAAAACAGCGCTATTCCACAGCGCCCGGTGCGTGCAGGTGCGGGCGTTCAAGCTCGCGGCGGAACGCGAGCATCTTCGCGTGATTGTTCTCCCCCTCGGTGCGGTCCCATATGTCCCGGAACTCGTCGGCGCGATCCTGCCCAGGCCATCCGTCGTCACGGTCATAGACAGCGACGGGCTGGCACTGGCAATGATCGTGGTAGCGGCGTCCGTCTGCAATCCGTGTCGCGGCCCGTTCGGTCTTGTAGACGGGGCCGCGGGACGCAAGCATCGCGCAGAACGCGCACGGGTTCGCGCCGGTCAACCTGGCGTACCCGACCGCCTGACGGTCGGCGGCAACAGACCCGGTGATCGTGTCGCGGCCACCGTCAAGCGCGTTGCGGGTGACACGCCCGATGGTGGTCACAAGCGTTCGCTCGGCGACGTGCGGCAACCCGCGGGCCGTCAGTGTCCCCGCCCACCTTGGCGCGACCTCGAGCCAGCCGGCAAGCTCGTCCGCCGTTTTCGGTGCGGCGAGCACCGGCCTGGGAGTGCCAGGCACACCGCGAGCCTGACGGTCCGTGGCATAGTAGGCACCGGCGAGACCGGCAGACCGGCCGTGTGCGGACTGGATGATCGCGATCAACGGCAACTCCAGCCGTGCCCATGATCCGGCGATGTCCTCCGCGTCGAACCCGGGCCACAGATCCACGACCCGGCGGGCGGCAGCAGCGCGAACCTGCAGCTGGCCGGCGCGGTGCGCAGCGGCGAGGTCCCCGGCCGTCCGGGTGACGCTCATGCGACAGGTTGCAGCGGCGGCCTGGGCGTCGGCCCAGACTCGGATTCGGCGACCATCTGCCGGTCAAGCAGCTCCGAGAGCATCGTCAGGCTGTCGCCCTGCGCCACCGTCTGCTTCATCCGCTCGACGTCCTGCTGCGTGAACCCCGGGATCCGCTCCCACAGAAACTCGGGTGGGACCCCGAGCATCTGCGCCATCTTCCCGAGCGCGTCGACGATCTGCGCAAGCGACCTCGCTTCGGTATCTCGCCAGCGAACCTCGGCGGTCCCGTCGGGTTCCGCAAGGCTGCCGACACGAGCGGTCAACCAGAACGTCTGCTCATGCGACTCGCCCGCGAGTGTTTGCCGCTCCTGTGTCTTGCGGCGCTCCCCGACGCTGGCAGCAGCGAGCGCTTCCGCCGACAGGTTCGCGATCGAACCCAACAGCTCGTGCGGTGGCGCCTGGGCCGTCACCCCAACCGCAGTCACCGTCGCCTGCCGCGAGTCAAGATACCCGGACAGGTCGACCTGGCCGAACTCCCCGACCTTCGTGTCCGGGTCCTCGAACGTCCACAGCGACGACGCGTTCGCCCTGGCCTTCTCCTCCTCGCTGTCGGCCGTCCAACCCATCACATACCGCTGCCTGAACGACTGGAACCGCTGCGCGACCAGAAGGTCGAAGGTAGTCACGTCGACTTGGTCTTGCAGGCTCATGAGCGGCTCGATTTCGCCGCCGGTGATCCCGCGGGTCGGCAGCCACCTCGACGCCATCGTGGACTTCAGCGGCGGCTCGTTCAGCGCATCCTGGTTGCGGTAGCGGACGATCGGACAAACCCCCAGCTCGTGCGTCTCGACGGCCGTCAACGCAAGCTTCCCGTCGCGGTCAGCAAGCGTATAGACCGCGTCAGTGTCGTACAGCCGCCACACGGTCGGCGACCAGGGGGACTGCACCTCCTCGAGCGCGTAATACGGCCAGTCGCCAGAGTTCTCGTCGTACATCGCCACCAACGACCGGGGGGACACGCCACGGATGACCGGGTGCGGGTCGCCCGGCAGGACGATCACGTAGCTGGTGCCGTACGCGAGCATCGCCCGGTGAATCCCGGTCTGATGCGCATCCATCCGGTTTGCCTGCCACGCCGCCCACGCCGGCGCGTCATCACCAGAGTCGGTGCGATACCCGTCCACGTACAGGCTCTGGGCCTGCAGCGAGACGACCAGCGCAAGCATGTTGATCCGCGACATCTGCGCCAGACGCTGCACATCCCGCGGAACCCCCCGCGGAACGACCGGCAACGGTTGCCGGCCGGTCCAGTACGCATATACCGGGTCGAGCGATTCAAGCTCAACAGCGTGGTAGCCCTTGAGCTGTGCAGCGATCCCCTGCGCTTCATCGGCGGAGAGCATCCCGCAAAGTGTCGCAGAAGCAGGGGATTTACACGAACACCGCGCGCTGCTTACGTTTCACCGGCTGGCGCAACCACCGGTCAAGCGCCATCACCGCCGCGACGATCCCGTCAACCTTCTCCGTCGATCGCTGCTTGTCGACCTTCACGTTCCCAGCCGGATCGGTGCGAGTCACGACGTTCGCCGCCTGCCACCGCACCGCCGGGTGCCCACCATGACGGTAGCGGCCGGCGGCGATCAACCTGAGCAGCTCCTTCGTCGGCGCGGACATCGACGCGAACCCCTGCCCCATCTGCACCATCGTCAACCCGTCATCCACCAACTGCTGCACAAGCTGCGTCGCGCCCCACCGGTCATACGCGACGTCGACCACATCGAACCGCTCAGCGTCCACCCCGATCCGCCGGCGAATCACCTCATAGTCGATCACGTTCCCCTCGGTCACCTCAAGCCGCCCCTGGCGGGCCCACACGGACGCGCGGCCAGCGGTCCGCCGGTCAAATGCCTCGAGCGCCGACTCCGGGCAAAACAGCCGCCACACCCCGATGTGATCCTCGCCGTCCTGAAAGTCCCAGCACAGCGCCGCGAGATCGGTCGTGGTCGCGAGGTCCAGTCCACCACAGCACCGTCCGCCGAGAAGCTCACGTTCGTCGACCTCGCCGCCCGAGGCATCCCAAACACCAAGGTCGATTGCACGTCCGACCGCCCTGACCGGCTGGTTGAGCCGGAACTGCCGGAACGCGCGCTCCTCCGCCGGGTTCAGCCTCGCTCGGCGAAACTCGCCGCGGAGCACTTCGATGTCGAGGTAGTCCCCGAGCGCTGGCGACGCCTTGCGCCAGTTCGCCTCCTTCGTCCAATCCTCATCCTCGGCCAGCTGGTAAACGACAACGAGCCGCTGCGGGTTGCGCGACGGGTCCTGCAGAATCCGCAGCGACTCCTCCCGCTCGGTCGCGGCGAACCCGTCTGGGTCAGACTCCGCGGTCGTCGCCATCATCAGCAGCGGCTGCGCACGAGTCCCGAACCCCGTCCTGAGCGCGTCGTACAGGTCGCGGCTGGGCTGGGTCAGCAGCTCGTCGATGTACGCGCCGGCGGGGTTCGCGCCGAGCGCCCCAGCGTCGTCCCCGGCGATCACCGCCATGAAGCTCGCGGTTGGCGGGTCCACGATCCTGCCGGTCGAACGGATCACATCCAATCGCGCGGACAGGGTCGGTGAGAGCTCGACCATCCGGGCCATCCGCCTGAACACGTGCGACGCCTGGTCCTTGTCGAGCGCGAGCCCGTAGATCTCCGCGCTCTCCTCACCCTCGCCGACCAGCAGGTACAGGCAGATCGCCGCGAGGATCTGCGACTTCCCGGACTTCCGTGGCAGCAGCAGGTACAGCTCCCGGTAGCGACGCACGTACCGCCGGCGCTTGGCGTCCCAGATGACCTCGCCGAACAGCGGCTCGAAGATCTCCCGTCGCTCCCACCGGTTCGGCACGAACGGCGTGCGGGCGTAGTCGCCCTGGGTGTGTACAAGCAGCTCGGCGTTGAACGCGAGCACGTGCGCGATCCGCGGGCGGCAGCGATGCGGGCCACGCTGCCGGCAGCTCCGGCCGTCGAACGTGAACCCGCACTCGGCTGCGTCAGCCGAGGAGCCGCGCCGGACTTGTCGTCCCGTCGCTGACCGGCGTGATGTCGTCGAAGCAGCCAAGGTCTCGCAACAGCCGCCGTTGCGCGTCAGCGATCTTCACCAGGACGCTCGGTTCCGGCCCGGTCTCCCGCGCCTGGTTAAGCGCAGCGAACGTCGCAACAAGCTCTCCCGACCCGGGTCGCCAGCGATGCCGGTCCCGCAACCACGCCTCGATCGCCGCCGGACCCGCCCCGCACTCAAACGGCTGCGGCTCCGAATCGTCGACGCGGCGATGCCCCGCCGCTCTGATCTGGCGGAGGTTCGACGGCGCTGCCCTCGGGCCTCGAGCACCCATCGCTCACAGAGTACCCCGAGGAAAACAACCTGCGGGCGTTCAGGCTCGCTTACCTCCCCGGTCATCGGCCGGCGCGACGGGGGTCACCCCCCACCGCCGTCTCGGATCGCGCCGGGGGGTTCGGTTCGCGATGGTAGAGCGGCGGGGCGGTCGGTGTTGCAGTCGCAGAGTTGTCGGCGCTGTCCGCATCGCTGGCAGTAGTGGCGGTGTTGGAGCGAGCCGACGCCGGATGGCACGCGGCGCGTTGTGGGTGGGGTGGGGGTGGCGGTGCGGATCAGTCCGCCGCCGCCTGGTCGGATCGCGCGTCTGAGTGCGGGTAGGTCGTTCATGGCATCTCGGCCCATCGGTGATCGATCGCTATTTGGAGTTCGTGGGCGAATGGGCCGCCGGCGCGGGCGCCGAGGCCGATCAGTTGGGTGATGAGCGCGGCAGCACCGTCGGCGCCGAACAGGTACATCTGCCTGACGCGGCGGTTGCCGTAGTTGATGCAGCCTTCGAGGATCATCGCGACGATCGGCGCTGGTCTTGTTTGGTGTCGACGAGGATCA